CCCATGCTACCGTAGCTAAATCTTCTTCGTGGCCGGACGCTACATAAACTACATCGTGATTGCTGGACGTACACAATGCGAAAGCCTCGTCAAATGTATCAACTGCCGTCGCCCATGTAGTTCCAGCCCCATCAGCGGATGCTCCAGAATCGACGTAGAATACATCTCCAGTACCTAAGTTGTCGTAAAGACCATTCGTTGATGCAGCTTGCAAAGTAGTTACCTCATCGTCAAGCGTGCCTATCCTGTCCTGTAGTAAACGGGTTAATAGCCTTGAGTTGGCTACATTCTTATACCGAATCGGATACGTCCCGCCTCCACCAAACAATGGCGCAACAAAAAACAATATCATACTAATAATTAAAAACTTTTTAACCTTCATTTGAGGTCTCCTTTTTAAGTAGTGCCTTAGCTGCAGCAAGTGCCTTGGCTTCTTCTTTTTCCGCCTGTTTTTCAGCTTCAGCCTTAGCTATCGTAGCTTTAGCAGCGGCAATTATGTTCTTTGCCTTCGCTTTAGCCTGTGCCAAATCTTGAGCTTTTTTCGTGGCAATCGCTTCCTTTTCTATTTTTGCAGCTTCGGCAGCTTGATCTTTAACTTTATCCGCTTCCAGTTGCTCTCTAAGTGGAGCGATTACCTCATCAATACTATTTATCTCGTCAACTATTTTGGTCAGAAATTTGACCAACAGTCTCGGAGTTACTAAATCATTTGTTTTTGGTACATCCATAAGGATCTCCTATAATTCTTGTATGACAAAGCGGTCATAAGTCCCTGCAACTTGCATGGCATTACCTGACTCAGAACCAGGAGTATATCTCTTGAACGGGTAGTTGAGCGTCCTTAGATGTTTGACAAGGCTTTTGGGCAACTCATGTATCGCATTACTGATAAGACGATAAGTTTTCATTGCCTTCGGATTGTCTGGATCACGTCCATAACTGAACGAAAAATCAGTACCATCAGGAATGTCCATATTCTTAACTTTTACCTTTACAAGAGGATCGCCGATACTTTCAGCTTTTGTACTCATTATTCTCTTGCAATTTGTACAAGTTACCTGTTGTGCATCTGTAACGGCCTTAACGCCCGTAGCATTACAGATTGCCTTTTTCCCATCAGAAAAATGGATATAATCTGTCTTTGTCATAACTATTTCCTTTCAACTATAAATTTAAGGGAAAGTGATGGGGTCACCATCTGCGGCGTCACCCATATCTCCCATCCGATCATGCCTTTCAGCTTTAAACACCCAAAGGTCACTATTAACACTAAGCGTAGCACCAATGGCAAAACCCTTACCATTACCATTGATAAGATTTTCCTCACGGCAGATAAACTTAACATCGCTGTCCAAGACGGTATCGCCTGGAACTATCGGCCATGTCGGTTCTGTACCTGATGTCGTACCGGCAGTCGTACATTCATAAACATAACCGTTGTGGTTCTCTGCCGATGGTCTGATGACCGTGCCTATATCTGTAGCACTTCGTGCTGTTGCGGCTGAAGATATAGTAGTTGTATAACTACCAGTAACTTCAACCGGAACCAACTCATCAGTAGCTGGGTCGGTAATCAATACGAAAGAGTTTTTACTGCCGTTATATTCAGCAAAACCAGCGGCGGCAGTTGCACATTCAGTTATTACTCCTGCGCCACTATCCTCTAATCCATATCTTCCGCTTGTTGCTGCATCTTCAAGGCATCTGTACCATCTGTAAACTACTTCTGCGGTACTGGTAAGCTCATAAGCCTCAACATAGTCAGGTATAAAACCAATGTCTATGTTAAGCGTGCTACCATCCGCTATAAATGTTCCACTTACTTCCATGATTAAGCTCCTTTCCTAAATGATACTGGATTGGCTCCAGCCGCGTCGCCCATATCACCTGTTCTGTCATGCCGTTCAGCTTTGAAAACCCAGACATCACTATCGGTGCTTAGAGTAGAGCCAATGGTAAAACCTACTCCGCCATCTTTGTCTACGTTTTCCTCACGACACGTCCAGATATTAGAGCCGCCATCTGTGGTTGTTTCGCCTGGAGTTGTACCCCAAGTTGTCGGTTCGGAATCACCTGTGCTAGTATCGGTTGTCAATTCGTAGACATAACCGTTGTGAGTCGGTGGTCTGATGATTGTCCCAACCGCCGTTGCAGAGCGTTCACCACTTGCATAATCAGTAGCGGCCAACCAGTCTGTTACCGATTGAGGTTCTAATCTATGCGTCAAAGGATTTTCAATCAAAACACTACCAGCCTCGTCAGTTGCGTCGTAGGCAATAAAGCCATTGTCACCATCTGAAGCAGGTGCTAATGCTCCAGCACCATCGTCTGCAATACCGTACATAAAGGTAGCTGCTGTAGCGTCGTCCCTTTCAGCCAAACATCGATACCACCGGGAAACTATCTCAGGGTCGCTTGTTAATTCAAATATTTCAATATAGTCAGGGGTAAAGCCAATATTGACATTTATGGCACTACCGTCTGCTACAACTGTTCCACTTACTTTCATAATTAAACTCCTTTACTTACTCTCTTTGGGAAATGAAACTGGGTCGCGGTTAACTGCGTCGCCCATATCTCCAGTGCGATCATGTCGCTCGGCTTTGAAAACCCAGATTTCACCGTCAGTTGAAATAGTTGCACCAACAGTAAAACCTTTACCGCCACGTTTGGTAAAGTTCTCTTCACGACATATCCAACGTCCAAGACTGCTTGTGCCGTCAGTAGTTGTTTCGCCAACTGTAGTACCCCAAGTTGGCTCGGTTGCTGCGCCAGTTGTCATTGCTGTTGTACATTCATAAACATAACCGTTATGAGTTGTCGGTCTGATAATCGTACCAATCGCACTTGCACTTCTTGCGGTTGCTGCCGTTGCTATTGCTGTCGTCCAATCTCCGGTAACAGACTTTGCTGTATCAACGCCGGTTCTTGGATGCTCAATTAAAACTCGCATAGCCTCGCCTTCGTCATAAGACGAAATGCCATAAGTTGCACTTGCGCATGGAGATAATGCACCTGCACCATCGTCTATAATCCCATATTGGCCAGTAGTTTCAGCGTCCGCTAAACAACCGTAATATCTAACTACTAATTCGGTTCCACTTAAAGCTGAAATCAACTCAACATAATCAGGAACGAAGCCTATGTCTACATTAACAGCATTACCGTCTGCTATAAAAGTTGCACTTACTAACATATTAGGCTCCTTTCTTATATAGCCGTTACTTTCAAAACAATGATGTTATTGTCGTTAAGGATTCGGCATACGTTCATAAACTTCCATGCAGCCGTTTGTCTCTGATCGCCTGGGTCAGCCGAACCAGCACTTCCACGAGCGTGCATAATCAACTTAGCGTTGGCTTTTTCCAACGATACTACTCCGTAAGCATGTCTTGCTATAACCGGAATGTAGTAATACGAACCTGCCGTTGACGGGAAAGCCTCCGTAGCAGAACCTTCCTTATGAGCTACGCTCGAAGATAGGAAACGAACCTCGTTTACACTACCACGTTCAGATTCAAGAACTGTGTTCTGACCACCGTATTCCGAAGTGTTCATATAACCTGTGACTGTTTTAAGGTCAGAGTTCAATGCGGTATTCATAATCGCCCAGTAGGAAGGAAGGACGGGAGAAGTGCCTTGTCCGGTCGACGCGCGGATCAGAGGCGTTACCGGCGCTGAATCGTTATTCTGCAAAGTGTTGGATATAGTGTCTATATCATCTTCGTTCAGTGAAGTAGCAGTGTCAGGGCCGTTTGATGCCGTAAGACTTGATGCCGTACTAACAATTACGTTCCTTATTAACTCGTCTTCTGTTCTGAACATCTGGTCGTTAAGTTCACTGACACCAACGTTCATAATCTTGTTCTCACAGGTAAATTCCAAAACATCTGTAAGATGAATGAAATCCATATACTGAGCAACTGTTGCTCTAATATCCTGCTTCGAGAGGTACTTTCCTGGAGGGGTTATACCTTCGAGTATTTCCGTAGTCGCAGTCGCTAATTGTGCGAACCTGCGCCATACGATCGTCTTGCCATTTCCGGCAGGAAGACTCTCCCTATCAGCAAACAGACCATGTACTAATTTTGGTTTGTTACGGACAAGTAAGAGCTTATTAAAATAAGCATTTACTGCCGGAGTAATTATCGAAGTGCTTGTCATGTTATCAGCCATTGTGTAATCTCCTATACAAATGCCCCGTTGTTATTCGCAATTTTAAGAAAGTCACTGTCATTCATCTGGGTGTAGCGGTTTTCCTCAGAAAGAGAATCACCACCTTTAGTATTAGATGATGATTTAATCCTTTCGGAATTAGCTTTAGCGTCATCTATAATCTGCTTCGCTTCATCTGTTTTAACAGGTGAGGTTTGAGATTTTTGAAGTTTTGCTATATTGTAAGCAGCCATTCTGGGGTTCGGACTTTCTCCAATCATACGCGCAATAGCGGGGTTGTTTTTAATTGCTGCGGTAAGAGGTACGGCATATTTGCCGGACGCTATCTCATCCGCAGTTCCAACGTATTCTTCAAAATCAGGGTGAGCCTGATGGAACGATAAATCAGCTAATCTCTGGTCAAAAACTTTTGCATGATGCTCAAGTATCTTTTTGTATTGACCAACAGTAGGCACATCGTCATCGTCATCTAAACCGGCCTCTTTGAAAATATCAAACTTTTCAGCCGGTTGTTTTTGTGTCTGATTTGCCCTGGCTATAGCCATTTGCTGTTGAGCGTTAGTTACCTGCTCTTCAAGAAGTTTGACCTTATCAGTCATTTCCTGAAACCGCTCAAACGGTACAGTCTGGGGTTCATTAGACTCATTAGCCTCATTAGCCTCAGTTTCCTTAGCTTCACCTTCAGTTTGACCTTCAACGGTTTCAGTAGTTTCAGTTTGCTCATCAACCACTTCAGCCTGTTCAGTCTTTTCCGTTACATCTGTCATAATAAAACTCCTTGTTCAGTGCGAGTCCGGTTCGGCGAACAACCCGGATTTAACGCCGTTACCCGCTAGGTTAATTTTCTTAATTTTCTTAATTTAATTCTTCACTTGGATATATAAGTGGCATACCAGCTGCCGATTCAGCAATAGAACCTACAACACCATCAGTCTTTACAGGCTGAATAGGGGCGTCTTTTGGTAATACCCACAACTCTTTACATTCACCTTTTTTATTATCGATTATCCAACATATAGTATTTAACATCTTTGGAGGACACTTATCGCTCGGTCTAAATAATGTCCTTAATTCTTCACCGTTTTTATACCAGTCAGCAGTAAAAAGGATAAAGTAAGGCTCGTCACGATGTTCGTTTTTTGCTATCGCCGCAAGTAAACCCTTTTCCATTTCCTCTACCATCGAAGGTATTATTTCGCCTATCTGTACTTTTTGTAATCCCATTCCTACCTCTTAGTTACCGATTTTTTCTGACTTACATTTTCCATTGCTATCACTCTATCTAAAAGCTCCATCTGCTTATCCCAATCCATCTTTTGTATTTCCTGCATCGTCTTCATTCTTGTAAGCGCGGCATTGGCATTGTTCTCGCCTACCTGCGCTCTTCTCTCTTCACCCCTTCCAAGGTCTGCACTTATCTTGGCCGTTCTCATCTGGTCGAGTAATTGCTTTTCTTTTTCCTGCTCTGCCTGACCTGCCTGCTGTCTCTTTTCCTCCTGTGCTATCGACTGACGAAGTTTGTCTGGGAATTGGGTAGGAATATATTCCATCAATGTCTGCCATGTTATAGGAGCACCCATTTGCTTTAACATGAGCAATTCATTATAAAATGTCTGCATCTGGGTCTCAGTAAGCAAACCCTCCTGAGAAGTAACATCATACTTAGTTAAATCTTCAGTAAATAATTGAGGGACAGGCTGTTCGTTGAGTATCCTCATTACCTTATATGGTTTGTAATTGGCCTGAATAAGTTTTATAATCTTGATACCTAACTGTTTCTTGGAAAATCTTAGATTATCAAATAAATCCTGCAAAGCCGTAAGAGCCTGACCCTGCCTTAACTTTACAAGATAACCTGAAATGTCACCTTTTAACTCGTCACTACCAAACAATGAATCATTGACACCTGCAATGTCGTTTACAAAGGTCTGTAAATCCCTGTTTAACTGGAATAGACCTGAATCTATACTACCAGAGTCAATTCTCTTAACATTACCCATCATTCCAGACTTTACCCATACTCCCTTGCCCTGACCGGAAGCGTGAATATCATCAGGGTCAACTAATGCACCTTCCTCTGCCATCATACCAGTAGATACCTGACTGTCGATAATATCGAGTATCTTACTTATACGCTTGGAGACCTCTCTTTGAGGGTCTCTGGTCGGTCGGACGATGCCCTGCAACTTCTTGGACATATCATCGTATTCTGGATACCAGAAACCACCGACAAATACAAAAGAGTAATCGTCAATACCGTTCGGATCGTTACCCTTGTAAACACATTTACCATTAACGAAAGCAGAAAACTTAATGGTATCAATATAATCGTCCCACGACGTTAAAGCAGTACCGTACTGCTGCATAAGATTATCAAGTTCCTCTTTAGTGCCCTTCCAAGTTACAGTTTTACCCGTACTACGATTAGCTATGATTTTGGTCTTTCTTGTAGACCTCTCCCAGAATGTTGAATAATTACACCTCTTACCATCATCACGACCCCTGCCTTTATAGGCAGAATAAGGAAGCGTTACCTGTGATTCTGTTTCTTTGGCGTATCGATCAATCAAACTATCCTTGCCAGGTAAAAGACTCTTAACATCTTGAGTTAACATACCCTCTTCGTGTATTATTATATGACCACAATCAGAAAGGTCTCTCTTAGTAAAACCAGGGTCAAGTAGGAATTTGTTATATGCCTTTCTGGAAAATTGTATATCACCCTTACGATCGAGATACGGCTCTATAAGGTTAGCTCCAGTAATCAAAGAACCCATTTCAAAAGCGTCACTAAAAACCTCGTATCCGTGATGGTTCTCCATCAAAGGCGATATTAAACCATTTAGTTGGCCAGCAACCTTTTCGTCGGTTTTCTCAGATGGTGAAATCTTGATTGCCAAACGATTCCTTCGCTCATAACCAGTTATCATCTTGACTATTCGACGAGTGATATTAAAGTTCAATATCTCTCTATTCTCGTCCCTGAACTTCTGCTTATCAAGCTCAGTCCAAGGATCATCTATAGTGTACTTAAAGTCCTTATGAGCCTCGGCAATCCAGGGATACCACTGGTCGTAGGCATTGTTAAATGCCTCATCAAAGTCGCGCTCCTTATCTTTATAATCCGCCATAGTTTTTCCTTCGGGCAATAAAAAAAGAGGCAGGTAAGTGGATAAGCACTTATCTGCCTCTTTGATTATTCTTGCGTCACCGTCCACATGCCTGCTTCAGGTTCACCCGTTATTCAATTATAAATTTAATTCATTTTGCCGTGAAATACTCTTTCTCTTCTAAGGTAAGATGTCTACCGTTTATTGTTACCCCATCTTTATAAAATACAAGCATCCCATTCATTTCACGCCATCCTTTATCAGAACCACATTCTTCACCCATTATTTCATAGAAACTTTCTGTTTCAAAATCAGGATTAAGTATGTGCCGTGCCATTTGCCTCTCGCCTGAATCATTGCCGCTATAATACCCAAGCACATAGCCAATAATAATCCCTACAAGAATGTAGGATATAGAACTAATTAGTAAACTTGCCTTATTCATTTCTTCTTCTCCTTTACCTACTAATATGACTTTCCCATAACTCACGACTCATCTCAGCGGTCATGCCACCAGATAAACTCTTAGCTGCCGCCATGCTCATATATCTCATCATGTCGCAATTGCTTACTAATAAATCATTGGCATAATAGCAATGGTCTTTTTCAATAGTTAGGTCGTAAACCGGCTTTGGTGAGTGCTGCCAATTCTGTCGAGCAATCTTTACAACATGTTCTGACTTTCTGGTATTTATTCGTTGTAAAAATCTTATCACAAATAACACAATGACGTTGTTCGCCATAAACCCCAACCGCCCTATACCTTCTGGCCTTGTGATACTCCTAGATGGCTTGATGTAGGGTTTTTGGCCCAATCCGTTTGTAATAGCCTCCCTGAACCCTATATCTAAACCCTTGAAATTCAACCTCATTAAGATTTTCCATAGTGTATTCCTTAAAAAACCATAATTAAATAATACACTATTATATCTCAACATATCTGATCTGGCAATGGAATTATTAAAAAATATCTTATGTTCTGGCGTGCAGGTAAGTTTTTTCCCCTTATCTGTAGTTATCTCCAAAAGTTCTGTTGCATACTTAGTCAAACCCGCATTTATTACCCTTTTGCGACCTGTTGGAGTAATAACATAGTCGCCTACATTGATTTCCTGTATGGGTATTTGGCCTTTTGGTGTACGAATCATCGTATTCGCTACTAAACAACTATGATCCGTTCCGTCTTTTTCTGGAACACCAGTAAAGACAGCCTTGTCCTCAGTACTCATTATCTTGTTCTTACGCTCATGATAACCCTCTAAGCACTCTATTAAGCGTTTACAGCGCGTCTTGTGGAACCGGCAACGATCTAAAAACTTGAAAGTCCGAGCAATACCATTTTTTACCCTGCCCTCGCGCGGTAAAGGCTTTACACGAAAACCAAAAGAACGCAAAGTCGTCAGGGCAGTCTCACCAGTTATTACCTTATGAGCGTTTGAATCCATATCACACGGAACAAAAATATCCGCATATCTATAACCAAACTCAGTCTTCAACTGGTCGAACAAACGAACGTAATCCTCTACACCCTGACCAGAATCCTCATAATGATTTATGATATTGATATTACCTTCAATAGCCTGAAAAAAACCAATAGCAGAAGTATAACCTACATCCTCTACAATGTAAACAGGATAATTAGGGTTATGGTCAATAGAATCAGTTATCCGTCCGTTATCTCGCAAATATCTCATCTTCTTAGCATAATACGAACCCTCGGCCTTCTTGGCCGAAATTTCACCAAGTACCCTAACCTTGTAATCGTCGCTATCAATCCCATATTTTAACCTTATCCTTTCCTCATAAGCCCTACCATATAGACCAGGGATAACCTCCCTGCCCTCCTTAAAGTTAGGCGTATCAGTTACACTTATCTGAATCTTGTTGAAACTGTCGTCTTTTAACGAAGATGCAAAGTCGCCCCAAGCACTCGTGGGATTGCCAACACCTATGAAACGCTTGAAAGGAGCGCCAATATGCTCACTCGCTCGCCATATCTCAGGCAATATACCTGCGGCCTCGTCAAAAATAATTAACAAATGATCGTTGTGATAACCCTGAAAAGCCGTGGCCTCAGTCGTAACTGTGTCAGGACGAGTACTGAAACCCGTAGCAAACCACCTCACACCCGTCTCAGCCTGCAAATCGAGCATTGTAGTAGTCAACTTACCTCCTAACGGTAACTTCGCGTTAGAATGACTCTGACGTATCTCTCGCCATAATAAATTCTTCACCTGCTCACCAGTAGGCGCAGTCGTAACAACAGTCGCAGGATAGTAACAATACAAAAACCATAAACATAACCTACCCATAGTATATGTCTTACTAACGCCATGACCAGCACCTATAGTAGTTCGCTCAAAATCACGACATGATTCCAACATCTCATTCATCTTAGGCCATACATGTTCTGGCTTAACATCCAAAACGTTAGACATGAACCAACCAGGGTCGTCTCGACCACGCTTGACCAAATCAGTTATATCTTTACTAGATGTTATATCTTTACTAGATGTTATATCTTTACTCGATGCTATTATGCACCTCACTACGGCCTATAGAACGACCCAACATAATCCAAAAAAATATGGAACCTATATGTATTAAACACTGCCAGTTACTCATCCTCTATCCTTTCGGTGGAACATAACCAACTATCATACAGCCACACCTGAGCATTAACCGCTTGGATGTACTAAGTCAGTTTCCCATTTATCACGAGGGTCTTTCAATTTGTTTTCCTCACAAAACTGCTTAATCAAATCACATATAGGTGCTGCGTCATCACTTGACGACATAACTGTTTTTTCTTTTCTCGTGGTAAGCCATGCACAAAAACCGAAGATTGCTTCCGACGCACTCAAATTAGCTTTACCTGGTTCAAACTCTACACCATACCATACCTCTCTCCTATTGTTGGC